TATGTTCTAGCAGAACTGCCTGTTTGGTCTAAATCTAAAGTGTAAGAACCACCACCATTTGTTATGTCTATGTTTGCAGTGTGGTCGCCATAACGCTGGAATACATCAACAGTGTGATTATCACCATCTATTACAATGTCTGCAAATTGTTCATCAGTGCCATTTCCTCTTTGTAGTAATTCAACATCATTACTGTCACCGTCTATTTCAATAAACCCATCATGGTCGCCAGAACCACGTTGTGTGTGTTTTACAGTGTTACTATTACCAGTGATATAGTTTGCAATGTGTTGTCCACCATCACTGTTATCATCTGTTTGATAACTTGCAAGACTATTACTATCGCCAACCACAATCCAGTAAACATCATTGTCACCAGTTTCATCTGAATCTATAGTACCATCTTCATGTTTACCTTGCCATGCTTTGACATTATTACTGTTACCATTGACTGTTACATATGCATAATTATTGTCCTGTTTGTGGATTTGTACATCTACGTTGTTGTAGTCACCATTGAAGATTTCTTGATATACACTGTTACTATTTCCATCAACAGTAAGACTCATGTTGTTATCATTGTCTCCACCATTACCTATTTCACTGTGTGTAATATTGCTATTACCATCAATATTAACAGAAATATTATTATTGTTTCCGTGATTGTCCAGATTGCTTATATTGTTATTACCATCTTGTGTAAGACTCATCTGTTGATTTCCACCATGAGTCCACACTCTTATTTGGTTAGTGTCACCTGTTTGACTGAATGTAACTGTTTTGTTATTTCCAGAAAGAGTAGCATCTCCAGTACCAGACAATCCTTCAATCTGATTGTTTTCCCCATCTTGAGTAATATTTACATTTGTATTGTCGCCAACTTGGTTGACGTATATTTCATTTGCAAAACATGGGAATGTTATCAGAACAAGACTAATTGACTTGTATAATAGTGACTTCATTTTTACCACTTTCTCCTATACGAATATCGTAAAACTCTATTGCGTCTTGTTTTAAATTTATGTTATATGAATTGTTTTTATTCAAATACATTTGAAATACATGGCTGCCACTATCTCTTCTGAATAACCAGTTTGTTTCTTCGTCATATATTTCAATACCTGTATCTGGGTCTTTGCCCAGTTTAATTCCGTCTGTTCCTTTTTCAAATTCACTTCGCATCTGTAGTGCAAGTTGTCTGTTTAAAACATCTAAAATATCTAATAAAAATTGTTGTGAAAGAAAGTCTATATCTAACCCTGTTTGCCAGATTTTCCTTTCGTCTATTTTTAATTTATCATCTGCAAGTACGTCAAAATCTAAGAAATCAATACCTAAAAAATCTGCAAGGTTTTCTACTCTTTGCTTTTCTAACTGTTCATCAATCTCTACAGGCGTTCTTCTAATCAAAAGATTAAGAATAGTTCTTTCATCCAAATCAAGTAATACAGGTTTCATTGGTATTGCATAAGGACTTGGTACTACTGTTGCTTGAAATGCTTGATTCAATATTACTGTACCTACATCAGAAGATACTGATATCTCTCCAACCACACAATCAAAATTAGTATTACATGAAGGCAACAATACAATAGTAGAAGAGCCCAACTCATCAACTGTCATTGAGAAGTCTGTTCCTCTTACACCTACAACTGCTGTAGGAGTTTTAATTGCAACATTTTGTCTTGAGTTTTTTGCAATCTGTCCAGACGCATATCGTATCGTTCCGAAAGATGCTTTTAATGATAATGAACCTGTCTTTGTATTCGGGTCATATACAAATGAATCAATAACCAGTTTAGAATGTTCAGTAACATCCACTCTGGTTTCATCTATAAATTGAATCGCAGTTCTACCAGCTTTGGTACGAACCGTGTCCATAGTTTCTACATTGAATCCCTCACCAATACCCTCAAAGGTACTTGTGTCTCGTTCAATGTTTGTGTCACCTTTTTGTTGAATGACATCTCCCACCTTAGCAAAAGCGGGAGATGCTAAAATCAATAATACACTAGTCAGTCTGAGAAATATCGACATCAAAACTATCACCTGCTATGGTCATATCAACCACGTTATCATTGACACCACTTTGTGTAATGTCAACTGTTCCACCACCACCTGTGATGTTAAGGTCAATAGTATTTCCATTTACGTCACCATTACCATCTTGGTTTGTGGTGATTACGTTACCTTCATCGCTGTTAGTACTTGTTGTTGCAAGTGAAGATGCGTTATTCATTACTACAGTCAACACAGCTGATGTTCCATCAATGTCAGAATTTATAACTGAGTTGTCACCTGTTACTGTGAAGTTAACTACAGCACTATCTGCATCAGCAGTTTCACCGATATCAAATGTATATGCGTTATCATCACCAGTGTTAGTGATGTTTAAAGTTACAGTGTCACAATTTCCAGCAGAAGTAGAACTACATTCTAAGTCAACCGTGTTACTTGAACCAGTAAACTGCCAAGTACCTGTATAGGTTGAACCTTTAATAACTGCTGCAATAGTATTATAACTTCCAGTTTGAGTGATGCTGAAAGTCATGTCATCTCCGTTTAGAGTTGCGTCTGTTGTGGATGTTCCTACTTTATTGTCAGCACCATCTTGGGTAATATCTAAATCAAGTGTGTCGCCTGCCTGCGTAATATAAATGTCATTCGCCTGAACTAGGCTCCCAATAAGTGATAACAAGAAGATAGAACTTATTATTATATTTTTCATATCTATGTTCTCTCTCGGTTTATTAGACTCAAGAGTTCTCTTTTGTTATGTAAAGGTCTTGTTCAAAGTCCCACAATCCCTTTTCTTCTCCCTTATAAATCATATCAATAATCGCTTGGTCGATAGCAGCTTTTACCGCAACGGATGTTGGTTCGTTTGCCGCAGCACCACTCTCCAATTCAAATGCTCGTGTTCCCATTTCAAAGAACCTAAACACATTGAAATCATCCTTCACACTGGCAATTGTTTTCGTAACATTTACTGTTAACAAAACTTTACCAGAATTGACTGAAACAAGTCTCATAGAAACTGTTACTTGGTCAGTTCTATATGAAGTGTCACCGCCAACACCAAAGTAGCGTAATCCATTACCGCCACTTACAACATTAGCATCATATCCTATAATACCACCTTCTAGTATTAAACCTGCCAACTTTAGGGGTTTAAGTTGGGGTTTATCTTCACCCTTTTCATATTGTTCGTATGTGGATTTTGCCAACTGTCTTTCTTTGACTAAGTTGTTTAATCCACCTCTTTCTATCACTGTAAACCAATCACCATTTCCAGCATTCTGTAGGGCATCAATCACCCACGAGTCTGCACCTTGTGTTACAGCAGTTGATAGTTGAGAAAATCTCTGACTAGGTTTTCTTTGTCCTGTCCTATCTGAAAACTCATAAACCGCAATCGTCATTACTGGTGCATCTAGTAAAGGTAAATCTTCTAGTTTTTGTTGCACTCCACTGACAAATGTTTCTGGCGGTTTTATACTTCCGTCTAAGTTCTGTTGTGCAGTTGTGGCACAACCACCTAACATTACACAAGCTAATAAAAGTATAATAATTTGTTCCATACCTAAAATCCAAATCCATCTAAAGGTACTACTATTTCAGTAAATGTACCATCTTCTTCAGTTATTTGTACTGTGATTGTATTCGCAGTTACATCCTTTACCCAATAGATAGTTGCACCGTCTAAATCAGCTGTTCCAGTTAATTCACCAGTGTCACTAAACATACTGTCAACCATCTGTTTACTAATTTGTGCGTAGATACGAGACTCTACATTATTAATAAACTTATTAATAGTTTCGTTTTCTTCTTCTCGTTTTAATCTTCGTTCTTCTGCTTCTGCATCATCTTTAATTTTTTCTTTACGTTGATGTTGTAATTGTTCTATAGACAGAAAATGTTGCGATTGTCCAATTCCACTAAAAGATGGACTTCCAAATTCGTGTACTAACACCTGCCCAAAACTACTTGTCGGACTTATCAGTATTATCCCTACCAACAGGCTTCTGTATAAATTTCTCACTATTACTCCCATATCTCTGTATTATCTCCTCAAGGTCACCGTCTATAGGTTTACCTTCTTTTTCGTAATGTTCTAATAACATACTTAATTTTGTATTTAATCGTATCATATCATTATCTAACATTCTAACTCTATCAACTAGCGCTATCAAAGTTCCTTGTGCTTCTGCAATAACAGGGTCAATTACTTCCGTAACCCATCTCCAAATAAAGAATACAAAGTAACCTAATCCTACTGCGGCTATTAGTGGGAAACCATACTTACCTATAATGTCTGCTAGTTCTTGCACCCATGTTCCCCCTTAATCACGCCTTGCGTCATCTTTACCTTCATTCGCTGCGATTCTATCTACGTTTGGTTTAACACCAAACGCATAACTCATTAAAGCATCAATTTTCACCAAATCATTATTCATCACCTTTACACGATTATCTAGTGCGCCAATTATATTTTTCAAGGTTGTTACACTTGAGGTAACACCGTCTAATATAAATCTAATTGTAAGAAAGACAAAGTAACCAGCAGCTAATGCTCCCGCTATAGGGGCTCCTACTTCACCTATGAATTGAAAAATGTCCATTTATTTTATGAAGTACTCTCTCGTTACTTTAGCTTAATATATATAATCCTTTTAAGAATCTCTCTCATTGCACTCTTATTTATACAACCCATTGTTTATGTCAAGAATTTGACTTAGTGATAATTTGACAAACTGGTGTGTCAAAAGTGCAAGATATATGCCAAAAAAAAGGGTCAACACCGAAATGTTAACCCTTTTCCCAATCCTAAGATTGTACTCTACTTACTACCTGGCCCTTTCAGTGTGAATCTAATTCAACCACCAAGGATACACCGTCCAGTATACCTTATTCCACTTTACTCGTTTGCTAACTTTTCAAAGTACGACATTGCATCGTCATCATCATTACTTGGAGCAACGAATGGTGCAGTTTGTGGTTCTGGTGTTGGTGTAGATGCAGGCGGAGTGTAATCCGTTGTATCCTCATCAACCATCGCCGCAGCAGTCTTACCTGTTGCAACAGTACCAGACAAAACAGCATCTAGTCTTGCTTTCAATTCATCATATGATTTGAAGTTAGAAGGAGCTGTGAAATCAGCGAGCGAATGAGCTTTAGCGTAGATAGTTTCTAATTCCTCATCCGTTGGTTTCAGTTGTACTGGTTTGTCAAACTCTGACTTATCATAGTTCCAATAACCATCAACCTTACGAATTTTCAGTTTGAAGTTTGCACCTTCCCATAAATCAAATGGGTTGATTGGTGTTTCATCTGCAAATTCTGGTTGCATTGCTTCCATGATTTTGTCATAGATTTTCTTACCGTATCTATACAACATCACCTTACCATTATTTTCTGGATTCATAGAATCCTCAACAACGTAGATATTTGAGTAGTATTGCAATTTACGTTTCTGTTTCCTTGCAATCTCTTTATCAGACTCTACACCAGAGTTCCACAATGCAGAGTTATACTCTGACACAGGGTCGTTCTGATTCATAGTAGTTAAAGAGTTCTCAATATACCACTGTCCAGTTGGGCCTTGGAATGCATGATTCCATAGACGTACCCAAGGAAGTTCCTCTCCACTTGGTGCAGGCAAGAAACGAATTACTGCGTAACCGTTACCAACCTTATCCACTTGAGGTTTCCAAAGACGTTCATCAACGTAGGACTTTTTCTCACCTTGAGGTTCGATGTCCTTTTGGACTTGTTGAAGTAGTTTATCCAGACTATTCTGGTTTCTTAATGCTGAAATTGACATATATTTTCTCCGTATGTTTATCGTATGTTAAAGTATTTCACGTTATTCATTATATAACATTATTTATAATACATTAATAAGGCCCCAAAGTCAATAGCTTTTTCAAACTATAATGACTTTAATAATGGAAAGACTTTTGCAATCTCTAATGCACATTTATGTGCAACTTCCATATGCTCTTTTTGTGTTCCGTTCTCAGAACGTAACTCAATATAATGTACCCATGAACGTAATGTACCATTCATGTAAAGTCGTGTCTTAGTCAAACCTTCTGGTAAGACAGCACGTGCTTGTTCTTTTGCGATACCATTCTCAATTGCCCAATCATAGCATGCTTTCGCTTGATTAATGATACCATGTTGTCTACGTCCCCATTCAGTAATCAAGTCTTGCATCTTTGCATTCTCTTGAATAGATGGGTCAGTTTCAATCTCAATTGAATTTTGACGATTTTGTGTATCCTGTAAACGACATTCTCTAATCACCATTTCGTTGCCCATTGCAGATGGTTCTGCATATCGTTGACTAAACTCTTGGAAAGAGAATGAACGATGTCGAACAATCTGGTGTGCAATGTCTCTGGTTGTCTCTATTTCTAAGCAGACGCTAACCATCTCCAATGGCGACCAATGCTTGTGTTTACATAGATATCGTATGAGTTTTTCACTCGTTTTGTGTGTGGCTTGATTCGATGGATTGGACACACGGGCGCAATACGCCACAAGTTCCTGTAAGTTGTCACCGACATAAAGTTCTCCTTCTTGTGGTTGACTATATGATATGAGTCGTGCTGTTGTCAGCATTCTACTTATTCCTTGTTCTTCAGTCACCATTATTTTCCTTCTTCTTCAAACTATAACCACCGTTTGGCAGTTCTTCCCATAACAACGTATCACCTGTGTCCCAACCCATTTGATCTATAGATCCAGTTGGGAATTCTATGAATAGTTCTTTAGTCTTACCGTTCTCTTGAACTTCAACCAACCAACTATTTTGTGACAATTGTTTATATTTCATAACATTAACCTTATTCAAAGTAAGCAGTTTAATATCTTACTTAGGATGTTCGTCTAGTTACTGCGAGGGCGGTAACGAGGACGATGTGATGTTGGTTTAATGTTTGCGATTTCTTGCAAACGGGCGGTAACATCTGCATCACGTTTTTGTAGTTCTGCATTGTCACCTTCCAACACCTTCACTCTGGTAACTAGTTCTTGCATCTTTGCAAGATAGAAGTCACGTTCCCGAATGAGTTCGTCTGACATTAGAATGTCTCCTTTATCAGCTTGAGTAGTTGCGATTTACATTTCTCTTTATTATATGAGAGAAACACTCCGTACTTGACGATTGCTCGTCTTACATCTGGCCAAATCAAATCATTTTTTAAGTCCTCATCATGCTGTTTGACATATGATAGTAAACCTTGCAGTATTACCATCGTTTCTAATCTTATCCTCTTTGCGAGGAAGTTCTTTAATAATACACTATGTTGTCCATCATTGCAAGAGAAAATTGAATTAAAATCTTCAACTTGTGCAAATAATATCGACATATCATTCAAAAAATTATATGACAAAGATTGCTTAGTCTTACTCCATTCCATATAGTTCTCCTCTGAAAATTCACCTATATATCCTTTTGGTGATTTCACAAAGTTGGCAATAAAGTAGTCTAGTGTCTTATCGTCATATTTTCTTGCTGTTTTAGCAAAAAAGTTTCTGTCCCTTCTTCTTAAAAATGATGCTTTTGATGCTGAGGTTTTACCCCCATACTTTTTATAGTCGTAATCTGTAGTGAAGTGAAGTTTCAGACCAAGATACATTTGGTAACATTCCCACGCTTCCATTGGACTATCCCTAAATTGGTAAGGTTGCTACTCGTGGCAAAAAATTTAACTCTCTTGCGTCTGCTTCTAGTTTTTCCTTGAGTGGTTTGGAGATTAGAGGTGCGACTGCATCTGGCTCCATTTGATGTTTTTCACAGTAGTCTAGAATTGCATCCATATATGAGGTTTGTCCTAAACCAGCATTTACCATCTTTTCTATTTTCAAAGCAAATTTCTTGGGTGTCATCACCGCAAGTTCTTCCAAATTATTTTTCATAACAACTCCATTAGTGTGATAGTTTGGGAGAGAGTGAAAGGAATACCCTCTCCCAAACCATTATTAAGCAGAGCCAGTGTATAGGTGCTGGGTGCAATTTACAGACTAACCGTGGGTCTGCATGGATGTATTAAGGCATCACCCTTTAAGGTGAGGGTGTTTCTGTTTACAAGTACACCCTCAAAACTCAGTGCGATTAGGCCGCTAAGGCGTAATCCACAGGAACATAATTGTCGTTTGCAATTATAGTTTTTGACCATTTACGGAGTCACCCGACAATTCTAAACTTTCCTATTCCTACCTGTCGATCCTAGTTCGCCCCCATCATAAAGACACTAATCTATAAAACCTTCACCTTTTACTAGGTGACTAAATCTATGTGAAAAAATTACATAAAGAAGTTTGAAAAAACTATCTTCTGTATATGTTCCAGCATCACATTTATATATCCACATATCAGTGTCCTTATGGTGGAGGCGGCCGGTACTGCCCCGGCGTCCTGTCCGTCATTCAGATTGTATCAACAAACTGTATATTATTTATACCACAGAGGGTTTCAATTGTCAAGTAGTTTTACTATAGAAAGTCTAGTTTCTATACCTTGTTTTGCTTTATCAAAAATATTACTGTTTACCTCTAATCCTTTACCAACAGAAATAAAGCAAGTATATTTGTTTGATGGTATAAATTCCAAGATAGTAATAGTTCCTGTGTCTACATTACCAATTATTTCGACACCAGTTTTGCTGTCACTCATATATCTCATAAAACCAACTTCACCATGTGATTCTAGGAAGTTTTGTTTTACCACATCATATGAATCAGTGGTACAAGTTACTGGTTTGTCTGACCGAAACACTTGAGGCATTTCTGCTTGAGGTATTTCTGGGTCTGGTGTATTATAGTCTTCTGGTGCTGCAAAAGCAGTGCTACTAAACAGGAGCACCGATAACGGCAGGACTTTCATCCAATTCTTCATTTTCTTTTTCCCATTGTTCTGTGAACATATCAATGGTTTCGATAAGAGGTTCAATATAGTCATGCTTTTCTCTTACGAACTCTTGGACAAGTCCATCTTCTGTAACGACAAGAATTACGATTTGGTTAATCTCAATTCCTGTTCTTTCTTCAAACATTTCTGCATAAGCTGATGCCTGCATATAATATTCAAAGTTGTACTCATCTTTTCGTTCTGAACGTGAAGTTTTAAAGTCAATGATTGAGGGAACGCCGTTCCACTCAGCAATACAATCAACTCGCCCAGCAAGTCGATACTTCTCACTCCATAGTCCACATTCTTGTGCGAAAATATTATTTATACTTTTTTCCAGAGTTGGTTTTAGTTGTGAGAACAAACACCAAGGTAGGAACTTCTGATCTTCTTTGATAACCTCTTTGTTATTAAGGAAGTCTTCACACATATGGTGAACAGCAGTTCCACGACCAGCAGCAGTTCGCATGATATGGTTAGCAACATCATTACCAACACGATTACGCCACTCTTGCAGTCCTTTTTGTTTTTCTTTACGAGAGCCCAATACCGTAGTAATTGATGGGTACAACCCTGTAGGCGTGTCATAGAAGCGTTTCTTATTGATAGTCTTTGTAGATACCTCTGGTATCTTCACTGGTACATGATTAAACATAATATAGTCCTTTAGTTAGTAATAAAAACCCACTGTACGCCATTCTTACTTGAATCACCTACAATAGAAT